GTGGGCAACTTCCGCTCGATGTTCGTCAACATCCCCAACGGCAAGGAGAACGCGATCCAGATCATCCCCGTGGGTGATTTTCAGGCCAAGGACGAGCTGGAAAAGGTGAAGAACATCACGCGCAACGACGTGATCGCCGCCTGGCGGATGAACCCTGCACTGGCCGGGATCATCCCGGAAAACAACGGCGGGTTTGGTGATATTGAGAAGATCGATCGCGTGTACACCAGCAACGAGATCAGGCCGATTTGCCAGTTGTTCAACCAGGTGAATGACCGGCTACGACTAGACAGGCGCATCAACTGGAGAGAGCCCGAGAAAGCAGCGGAAAGCGCTACCTAATGTTTCAAAGATAGAGAAATATCCTGCATCACATGCGAAAATAGTGGCAATTTGCTGCACCCTGGGGAGGGAACATGCGAGTAATCTGTAAATGCGGACACAAAGGCCGAATTGCATCACGTGAGGTGCTATCTGCCGATTTTGCGAAACTCTACTGCCAGTGCCTTGACGCCCAATGCGGGCACAGTTGGGTGGCAAATCTCACGTTCTCTCACACGCTCAGCCCGTCTGCGCAGACGTTCGACAGGATGCTGATCGATCGGCTTAGAGACATGCCCAGGGCACAACAGCGGGAGTTGTTTGAACAGCTTGGTTCGCAGGCAGTCGCATGATGCAAACCGCCGACAACCACATGTCGGCGGCTCAGGAATCAATCTTCGTCGGACGGATCCGGGTTGCTTATCAGCGCTTCGGTCAACCTGCGCAATTGCTCCTGGTCACGTTGACTCAACTGGCGATAGAAGCCAATCAAGCGTCGCTCAATATGCGAAAGCTCATACCGCGCAGATGCAGCTATTTCAACGTAACCGGCATCGGCGTTAGTGCGATCCAACATGCTTACCACTCCATAAAATCCATTGCTGACGCACTGATATGGGGGCGAGCTGGTGGTAAGGCTGGAATGGCCTGGTCAGTTCACTCCTTTGACAGCATCGTCTGCCATGGCCTTAATGAAGCGTCGAATGGCTCTTTGGTCATCCGCCGGGATACTGCGGTACTGCTGGACAATACTGTCTTCGACCTCGGACAACGCATCAGCATCCAGAGTGGTGCGAGTTCCGCTAACGATGAAAAGCACGTCAAATCCGAGCGTGCTAGCGGCCATGCTCAGATAGGACGCGGGGGCGTCACTAGCACCGGACTCATAATTTCCTTGAGTTCTTTTCGAGACACCAAGATGTTCCGCAAGTTGATCTTGCGTAAGCCCAGCCTGGGCGCGTTGTTGGCGCAGCCTTGCGCCAATCTCTTCGGAGAGTGTCAATATTTTTCCATCCGCATATTTACATTGGCAGTTTTTTGCCACATCCTGCGCTTGTCATCACACGAAAACGCAAGGAATTGCACTATGCCCAACTCAACCATCCCCGAGCAAGCTCGCCAGCAGGCGCGTGCCTCCTTGGAGAAGCGTGGCCAGACTGCGAAAAATTTTGCAGAACTGCACAACCTAAACCCCAGCACCGTCTACGCAGTGCTGAATGGCCAAAGCCAATGCCGTCGTGGGGAGGCACATCGGGCTGCCGTGCTGCTAGGGATCAAAGACGGCGTAATCGCACAGTAATGGCCAGGTCTCTGAGGGAACAGCAGAAGATGAAAAGTCAGGTTCTAAAAACACGGCGTGAAGTCGTCAGAGCAATTATTTGCACTTTCGAAGGTGGTCGCGAACGCGCCGCAACCCGCATCGGCTTATCGCTCAAGAAGTTCGATAATCACGCTTACGAGAACAACAACTGCCGCCCGTTGACGGACGCTCAGATTTTCAAACTGGAACAGGTCACTGGTACCCAGCACTTGGCCAACTATGTCGCCGCAATGTACGGAGGCATGTTTGTGCCAGTCATCCGCCCGGAGAACCTGGACAACGTAGAAATGTACGCCCGGGCCATGCAGACCTCGGCCAGGCAAGGCACGGTTGACCAGATCATTGCCCAGGCACTTGAGGACGGCGTAATCACCGAGGACGAAGCCGAACTGATCCTGAACGCACACATCTTGCACATGGCTGCACGAACCGCCGAAGTCCATGCAGCCATTGACCTCTACCGTGCTAAATCAGGGAGAGCCCAATGAACGCCCAGATCAATATCCTGGACTACCGGGAGCGCATGCAAAACGCTGCACTTGCGTTCCTTGACCGCCATCAAGCTGAACACCTGGGCGACATGACGGTGCTACTCAGTCGTACAAGCGACCACCTGGTGGACAACTTCGACGTCGCCAAACCAGTTGCTATCAAACTGACCTCCCTCGCCCACATTGAGCTGATGGAAGTCGCGCTTCGTCAGCGCTCCACGAACTCGTAACACCCAACCTAACCAATCGCCGGCCCCACGTCCCGTGGGTTTGGGTGAGCTGCGCCCGAAATCGAGGTTTCACGATGGCAAACGCCGTAATTGTCACCACGCAACTGCCACCCGCAGAGGCCGAAGCGTTGTTGGCCAACCTGCGCGAACAGTACCGATTGAGCCTCAACGAATACTGGTACGCCGACCAGTTCCGCCTTGTGGCGGACGGTCTGCGCCACGGCGCAATTCTCGCCCATGTCCCGGCAATGGCTGCGCAAAAACGCCTTATGGCAGCCCTGTCCCACAGCCTGAAAGCAGTGAAGTAACCATGAAAGAAGATCTTCGCCACGACGTGTTGCAACGCCTCCAGTCCGACTTCGGGCTCAAGCACCGCACGGGCACCGACTATATGCGCGGAGGCACCTGCCCCAAGTGCAAAAAGAAAGAGCTGTATTCCCGGTTTGACACGCCATGGATGGTGATCTGTGGTCGCCCTGAAAAGTGCGGCCACACCCTGCACGTGAAAGAGCTGTACGACGATTTGTTCGAAGACTGGAGCAAACGAGCGCCGGCAACAGATCAACACCCCAACGCGACCGCACGCGCCTATCTGGAGTTCGCCCGGGGCTTTCGGTTTGAGCTGATCCAGGGCTGGTTCACCCAGGAAACCTTCTATTCCGTCGAACACAACGCCGGCAGCGCGACCGTGCGCTTCGCCCTGGACAAAGGTGGCTGGTGGGAACGACTGATAGATCAACCACACCGCTTTGGCAAGATGAAGGCCCGCTTCAAGTCCAAGGACAGCTATCGCGGCGTCTGGTGGTGCCCGCCCTGCGTCGATCTGCTTGAGGCCAAGGAAATCTGGATCGTTGAAGGGATCTTCGACGCCATTGCCCTGGTGCACAACGACATCGCTGCCGTGTCTGCAATGTCGTCCAACGCGTTCCCTGGGGACTCGCTCAGGGAGCTGGTTAAAACCCGGGAATGCGGGAAGCTGCCCAAACTGGTTTGGGCTCTGGACAACGAACCGAGCGCAAACGCCTACACCCGGCGCTGGGTGCGCGAAGCCCGCGCCCTGGGTTTCATCTGCGAGTCCGCACAGATCCCGCAACGCGACGGCCGAAAGTCTGACTGGAACGATCTTCACCAGCGTTGGAACTTCATCCAGGACGTAACCAAACGTGCCGACCAGATCGCCAGCGACCTCAAGCAAGCTCGCCACCAGGGCGCCCTGCTGCTGGCCGAGAGCGCGGCGGAAAAGGCATTGCTCATGTACGACTGGAACAAGCGCGGGGAATTTCACCTGAGCTTCGGGAGCCGTCTGTACTGGTTCAAATTGGACATGGAGAAATTCAACCGAGCCATGTCCGACATCGAGGACAGCGAGAACCACGACGACCAGCTGCTGAACCAGGCACAACAGCGCGAAAAAGCACTGCAGCAGTCCGGCAGCGTCGTGGAGATTGCCAACTGCTACCCCCAGGCGCTGTATTTCCAACGTAACGAGGTTACGGACGAGTCCTGGTACTACATGCGTGTTGACTTCCCCCACGACTCCGAAAGCGTGAAAAACACCTTCACCAGCGGCCAGCTGTCGGCCGCCAGCGAATTCAAAAAGCGGCTGCTCGGTATGGCGGCGGGGGCAATGTTTACCGGCAGTGGCCAGCAGCTCGACAAGCTCATGAAAGATCAGCTGTTCGGTATCAAAACCGTTTCGACCATCGACTACGTGGGCTACAGCAAGGAGTACGCCTGCTACGTCTACGGCGACATCGCGATCAAGGACGGCACTACCTACAAGGTCAACAGCGAGGACTATTTCGAGTTCGGCAAGCTGCGTCTGAAAACCCTGCAAAAAGGCGTGCCGATCAAGCTACAACGCGAAGCAAAGGGTTTTGACGAGAAGTGGGTGCAATTGCTGTGGACCTGCTTCGGCGCCCAAGGCTTCGTCGCGTTGGTGTTCTTCTTTGGCTCGCTGTACTGCGAACAGATCCGCGCTCGTTACCAGTCCTTCCCGTTCCTGGAAGCCACGGGTGAAGCCGGCGCCGGCAAAACAACCCTGCTGAACCTCCTCTGGAAACTGCTCGGCCGCGAAGGCTATGAGGGATTTGACCCGATGAAATCTACCAAGGCTGGGCGCTCTCGCCTGATGGGCCAGGTCTCCGGCATGCCGGTAGTGTTCCTAGAGGCGGATCGCCACGGCGATGATCGGGCGCACGCTAAAACCTTCGAATGGGACGAGCTGAAAGACTTCTATGGCGGCGGCACCCTGGCTACGAAAGGCGTCAAGACCGCCGGCAACGAGACATACGAGCCACCATTCCGGGGAACGATTGCTATCAGCCAGAACGCGGCAGTGGTTGCACACGAAGCGATCATGACGCGCATTGTGAAGCTGCACTTCGTGCGCCCGACCGTCACACCTGAAAGCCGTGCTGCAGCGGATCAACTCAACGCCCTGGACGGTGGCACCCTCAGCCACTTCTTGTTGCGGGCCGTGGGCAAGGAGTCCGCGGTGCTTGAGCTATTCGCCCAGCGAATGCCCGAACACGAATCGAAGCTGCGTCGTTTGCACACCCATTGCTTCGCCTGCAGCACGGCCTATGCCAGTGACCAGGGCAATTGCACCAGCTGCGGCTATGACCTGCGGGGCTACATCCGCGTGGAGCGCATCAGCAAAAACCACGCACAAATGCTCTCGCTGTTGGACGGTATTCGCCTGGTCCTGAAATTGAGTGATCCCCAGGTCGCCGCCACCCAGCGCCAGATCGTGAGGATGGCCATCGAGCGCCAGGCGTCGATCAGCTCCGACCATGCGGCAGTGGCCGAGTTTTGGGAGGTTTACGACTACCTCGAATCCTTGAGCGAAGACCCGGTGGTGGACCACAGCAGCGACTCCACCGTGATCGCTATCAACCTCAACGAATTCTGTGAGCGTGCCGCTGAACACAAACAGAAGCTGGCCGACGTGGCCACGTTGCGCGACCTGCTCAAAGAGTCCCGTTCCCGCAAGTTTCTGGACAGCAACAAAGCCGTACACAGCGCTGTACGTGCTGCGTTCAACGGCCGCAACCCGTGTTCACAACCCCGGCCGACCACAGTGAAGTGCTGGACATTCAAGGCGTAAAGGAGAGCAAGACCGATGCAGATCCAAGTGTTTATGGGCAATGCCGGCGACGGCAAAACAAGCAAGCTGCAGTCCGTGCAAGACCGTCTCGACTTCACCGGCGAGAGCGCGCCGATCATTCAGGCCGGTGCTTATGGGGAAGATGGCTTGTTGGAGATTCTGGAAGTCCGGGCGGCCGGTGGCCAGCGCGAAATCCTGGTGGACGACTGCAGCAGGCAACAGATTTTGAGGGTACTGGAGTGGCAATCATGCGTTGAGCATGAGCCGGATTTTGACGGCCTGGTGATCCACCTGGCCCGTAAGGACTGACCTTAAAAAGCAGTGTCGAGGAGTTGCAGCTCCCCGACACCTAACCGCAACAGAGGGCTATACCCATGCAAGCACAGAACCTAAGCAGCAGCGGCGCGAAGGCTACCATACCGGCACGCCACCTGGTGGCCACCGCGATTATCGGCGCGGCCGTCATTGGTTACCTGGTACACAAAACTCAGGAATCACGAACCCGCCTTGAAAGCCTCAGCCAGATGGCCAGCACCCTGGGCGAACTCAGCGAAACGGATGCCGCCGTCGTCGCCCAACTCCTAGCCAAGCCGGCAACCCGGGGCGTATCACGCAATGTCTGAGAGTCCGGCAGCACCAGCACGGCGCTTTCCCTGGAACATTGATTACACCAGCGTTTGCGACCAATGCGGCAATTGGCGCGTCCAGGGCAATCACTTGAAATGCAGCCGGCGGCGCCAGCTGCAGAACGCCCATCTACGTAGCCACAAGCCTAAACGGTAAGCAGCGTCCACCAGAAGATGCGCTACCAGATACTTGGCCCGGAAACGGGCCTTTTTGTTTCCGATCGTCAGACTGTCGTTATACGAGTACAGCGTTAGGGGTTTAAATGAGTGGGGTCGAAGCTCGCGGTAATTCCGTGAGAATCTATTTTCAATACAACGGCGAAAAATGCCGTGAATCGATACCAGGAGGAAACAAGCCGGCGACTGTGGTCCAGGCAAAACGCTTGCTCGCCATCATTGAATACGAGATTGAGTCCGGTTGCTTTGATTACGCACGCCACTTCCCCAACTCCGCTAGGCTGGTGGAAAACACCTTTGGTCACTACTTGGATCTGTGGTTGCGGATTAAAGCCAACAGCGTGGCGGCATCAAGTTATCGAGGTTACGCCAACAAGGCCGAGGTGCATGTACGGCCGCGCTGGGGCAAGGTGCAGATCAACGCGATCGATCACCTGGACCTGCAGGAGTGGATACAGGGCACGCTGTCCAAAACCCTGAAAAACAAGACCATCCGCGACATCATCAGCAACGTGCGCCAGGTTTTCAGGCTCTACCGCACCCGGATGAAAGTTGCTCACGATCCCACCGAAGGTTTGATGGTGCGCCTGCCTGACCCCGAGGCGCCCGACCCATTCACCCGGGCAGAAATTAAACAGATCCTGGAAACGCCGACTACGCGCACCTATGAGCTGCTGATGGTGCAGTTCATGTTATGGGCCGGCCCTCGGGTTTCTGAAACCATCGCTTTGGCGTGGGAAGACGTCGACCTGGAACAAGGTACGGTGACCTTTCGCCGATCGAAGGTGCGCGGCGCCTATCGCGTCACGAAAACCCGCCGCTCGATGCGCAAGGTTCGCCTGCTCGCTCCTGCTTGGGACGCGTTGCGCAAGATCGATGCACTGACTCGAAAGCGGAATGCGGAAACCGTGGAGATTGTTGAGCGGGATAACAAGACAGTGCGCCGGCACACGCTGCACTTTGTTTTCTTGAACACCAAAAGCGGCCTGCCCCACGCCAACGACTTTGTCGTACGTGACCGGTTTTTCAAGGCTCACTTACTTGCGGCAGGGGTTCGTTATCGTGGACCAGGCCAATGCCGGCACACGTACGCCAGTCAGCTGCTGACTACGGGCATTGCATCAATTGATTGGATTGCCGAACAGATGGGGCATACCAACGGCAACATGATACGTCAGCACTATGGGACGTGGATCAATGAGGATGGGCCGGACGTGGTGGGGATGCTGCAATTGGCGCTGAAGCTTTCGCCGGTTACAGCTCTACACTGAACCCGGTGATACCCACAGTTTCGGCAAAGCGGCCCACAGCCGTCAGGCTTGCCCAGGTGCGTATTGGCTCACGCCGTGAACGCACCGGTATCAGGCGCGCCGTGGGCCCGCCCATTCGAACGGATAGGGTCCATTGGCTGCTATTACCGGCGACGCGGCCAACGACAGCCTCACGAATAGCCAACTGGCTGACGAGCGCTTTAAGAGTGTCCGATTGGATCGCCTCGCAGATCATTGCGTCAGTGCCTCACGGCGCATGTTGGCGGCAACATCTACCGCAATAAATAGCGCTTCGATGGTGGCCGGGGTCAGCGCTCGCGCCGCTTGTAATCCCTCCACAAAACCTTCGGCGCGCTCCAGGGCCAGTTCCAAAGCGCGCACATCCGTGACGCGTCCAAGGCGTGCCAGGTGATTGGCCAACTTTACACGGATCAAGTCCGGCAGGCTGACCCCGTTAAGGGAGAACACGTCGCTCATAGGTTTTTCGCCGCTGTATTGACGCCCAAGCGATCCGCGCAAGTCTTCCAGACCTCGGCCAGAGTGGCTGTCATGGCCAGCTCTGTTTCGTTTGCAATCAGTTCAGCATCCCGCAACGCCTGCGTATAGCCGACTGCGTTTTGGTCAGCCAGTACAGCAACAGCCTGGTCTCTAGCTGAATGTAGAGCGTTCAACCGCAAATACCAGGCTCTTTGAACCCTGTCGCTCGGTAAGCCTGGCTGATCGGTGGTCACGAATACGTTGGCGACTGGCATGCCCAAGTCCTAAATGTTAAGCGCAGCTTGTGCGCTAACCAGTACAAGGGGCACTGGTTAGCCAGTATAGGGGGGCGTGGTCACCGCAGCCAACGAAAAAGACCCCCACACCAAGCCTTGGTGTAGGGGCCTTTTGAACATAAGCGGTGTTATGTCGAACTAGGCAGTACCGAAATTTCTTACTCGCTCAAAATTTGGCAGAGTCGCTTT